CGAGTGCGGTGTTGGTGTAGTTACGCCGACGCTCACTCTTGACGACGTCTGCCAGCGTGAGTATGGTGAGGAACATATGTACAGATCAGGGCAGCCTGCTAATTTCTACCGTCTCCATGATCCCGAGTCAAATGCACTCTACCAGGAGATGTTGAAAAAGCTTGAGCCCACTACATGCGTTATGCTGCGTCCGTGTCCGACACTTGACGCACACGAGGATTACAAACGACTGCACAAGATGCACAAGCGCGATTTGCACCACGGACTGGTGAATTTGCCCGATGAGGACCGTCTCATGTCTCCTGAGGAAGCTCTCGAGTACACTGGGGCATCGTCTCAAGGCAGATGTATATTACCGGTCCCACTTTACGCTAAGATTGAGATCGCTGACTCAATGGACATTTCCAACGAGCTGGGATCAATTGCAGCGCGGCATTTCGCTCTCATTAACCGGCGCCTCGATCTGCTACGAGAGAATAAAGGCAGACTCGACGGCATTTACACGGCTGCACACCAGGTTGGCAACTTAATTGTTAGCAAATCGCCCGCTATCACGGTCGAGGCGCTCATGCCACAACTGCCGGCTGCCTGGTCGGTGGAACGGGCCACGAATGCCATGGGCTTGGCAGTGTCCGGCGGGTGGATGGGGAAAGCCACCAAAGGAGGTTATTTCGTTAAAGCTAACGAGGTATTAGGCAAGAAGAAACCACGTGGTATTCAGACCACGCCAGACGAGAAGACTCTGGGGCACACTATGATGATGCTTGGTATCGAAACAGTATTGTTCGACAAATTTGCCGATACGAAAGAGGATGAAAAAGGATGTACGTACTTCCTGGATAGAAGCGTTAAAGGAGCACAACCTGACGAGCTGGACAGACGCGTCCGCAACAGGTGTGACCTTATGGCTGCGGCGTCGCAGAAACGTCGCATGGCCGAGTTTGACGCTCTTCTCACGAACAAATTTCCATCCACACAGAAGACTGGGTTTAGCAAGCTACCACCTCCACAGCTGGCAGACTACCCACGCGTCATCTCTGTGGATTATGGTTCTTGGGACTCCAGACTTACACAACATCTGCGGAAGATTGAACAGATTGTGATCGAGTCACTTTTCTGTCACAGCTGGCTCGCCACGTCTGAAGTCGCCATGCAATCGTTGCTCGAGAGAATACGCGTAAGACTCGAGCTAAGAGGTACTTTCTGCAACATCAACGCTGAGATTTTCGGACGCCAGAGCGGCGATCGCGGAACTAGTACGTTAAATGCGATTATCAACCTCGTACTCGACTTCGCTCTGGAACACGAGCTCAAACGCGCTGGCAACACGAGGTTCGACAAACACTTCAACCTGCACGACTCCATCGAACAGAGGCGTAAAGGTGGTAAGTGGGACTTCATGCAAGAGGGGGACGACAATTTCCGCTTTGTGTCGGACGACTTCATCAGGGACCACTGTATGATGAACGGCGCACAAACGATCGAGGAAGGCTATCACTACATGCACGAGTATACGAAGGATTTCTATGACTCGCTCGGTATGATCTTTGAGCCTGCCTCTCGTGGCGGAGATGTCGGCACTTGTGCTGCTGAGGTCGTTTTCAGGTGTTATGACAGAATGGAGTTCTGTTCAAGGCATAGTGTGTTCGTGCCACACCTGGGACGTCTCGTATCTTTTCCCAAGATAATGAAGAGCATCACCTCGGCTAGTTTCTCCTTCTCTAAGGAGGACATTGGCAAAGTCGGCCACACGTCATTGCTCGCCATGGCCAACAACTGCGTCAACCACCCTTTGATGTACAGTTTAGCGCGCTGCGGGCAAACGTATTACACTGGAAGTGATTTCGCGCATACGTGGTCAACCACACAATTGATGGATCAAAGTGCAGCACAGGGGCTTACTGCCTCTGACTATGTCGCCCAGAGGCGTGACAATGCTATTGCACTCGGTGGTGATATATATGTACGCGCTTATACTCAGCGCGAGCACCCCAACTTGACGGTGGATGCCCAAGAGCGTCTTGAAAACAGTTTTTCTGTTCTTCAGGCTCGAGGGTCTGCCAACAAGTGTGAATACTGGAGGGACCTGGGGCTACTCATAGCCCAGGTCATCGCACTCCTCTAGTTCTCAGAAGAATGCGCATTGACACGGTTGTAACTCTTTGTGTGGTCGGCATAAACGTCTCTTTCGATTATGCGCGCCACACATTTACACCGTGCCAATGCGTGTTGTTGACTGCCCTTCTTCTTTGGCGGTCCAGGTCTGGATACTATCTTTCTTTCTTAGGTATTCGGACAACACCGGCTTTTTCTCACAACCTCACCGGTATTTTCTTTGCAGAGCGTCCGCCTTTAGTGCTAAGGGTACACGGATGACGGCACGTTGTTGGCTAGTCCCTGAGGTCATGCCACGAACCAATGTAAACCTGGGGTATGCAGTGTTGAGTCTGCGTCGATCGTCTTAAGACACCCCGCACCTTCTGAAGAGCGCAGTATGCTGACCAGCATAGGTTGCGCGAAAGCCCTGCCGAGTAGAATGGTTCTTCTCCGTGCCGCGGCACGAACTCGGTTGTGGAGACACACACGGAAACGGCGCTTTTTACCTTTCTGCGCTTAGAGGAATAGGGCACTTCCTCCCGCCACTCATTGAACGCGAATCAACGCGGTGCGTCGTCAGACTTGTACACTGACGGGGTATAGTCTCCATGAATGCCTACGGCATTAAACACCGCTCAACGTCCTGAGCGTGCCCTCTACACTAGGTGTCACACATTTAGTGTATGGTACAAATACCTCCCCATGGTGTGCGGGGACCGCATGAACACAGGTCCACCAGACCACTGTATGTGTACATCGTCGGCAACTAAGTACGCGAGGAACAGTTGTATGGTTCAACGACGAGGCCGGCTGTCTGAGGCAACTCAACTCCGCCCACTTACACAACAGTTTTTCTCAAGGTTTGCTTTCCTCTGCAAGCACGGTTTCTTCTCTTCTTCTTCTTTTCTTATGCCCTTTCTTTCTTCTTCTTCCCATCTGTTCCGCATTCTTGCTGCCGCCTTTCGCGAAGCAGGTCTCTCTAAGGTCGAAGCTTGCTATGGCGACGACTGCGCGCGGGTGGTCACGCGGCCAACCGCGGTCGAAATTACCGCTCAAATACCAACAACTCGTCTCCTCGGGGAGTATCAACGAGTCGGAGGGTTGGAAGAGGTATACGCAATCACAGAACGCGCTCTACGGGGCTACTCCTCAAAACAAAGGCAGGAAGACGGGTGGCGGGGCGCCCACGCGCAGGCAGCCGCCGAAGACGACGCAGCAGCCATCGCAGCCGCGGGCTCCCCCTCGGCGGAAGGGCCCGGCCCCTCCCTCCCGCTCCTCCGTGCCCAGGCAGATGACAATGCGTCCGGCAGCCCAGTCAAGGCGGCACGACTTATCGGCGACCGGAATCGCATGTTCGGTCCCGACGCGAGTTGAGACCTTCAGTCACCGTTTTGAATGCACTATCGGTGAACCTCTGGGCAAACTGACTGAGCCCATGTTCATCTACATTCCTGGACGCTCCAGTTTCAATCTGATTTGCGTAAATCCTACGATCCAACAGAAGTTGCGGGACTATGTTCTTGCGTCTCCTGATGTCAATGGTATTTTACATGGTGGGTCACAGCCTGTTAACACCGTTGCCACAGGGCCGTGGCCGACTGTTGACGGCATTCACAACATCGGGGGTCAGGTGGTGGGTCGTGAAGCCGCCGTCAACCCTTTTGTTGCCATCATGTACCCCACACAGTTTAACGGCGTCGAAGGCCGTGCGACTTTTGGTAAGCTTGAGATCACTGTGCAGGCTGGAGACTCCATCCGCGGGGAGCTGCGTATGATGAATCTCTCTGCACGTGATCTTGACGCCTCCTTCGCAGACATGGTGACCATGATGTCCCTTGCCTCAGGTGATCCAACCGCTGTTAAGAGCTACCCCTTGCGAAAGGGCATGCACTCTTACAAGTTCGCCTGTAAGCTTGAGGATGAAGGACTAATTGGTGATTTCCGCGACATCACCTACCAACGTCTACCATGCGCTGACTTTGAGGCACTCTCTCCCATCCTCGTGTACTTTCATAACGTTCGTTACAGCACTGATCATGATACTCCTCCCACTGTGAAGGTTGTGGGACGGACTACTATGCAGACGAAAACCGACATTCTCCAGCATAATCTTGCTACGAAACATACTGAACTCGAGACTCTCGAACACATCAAGGCTCTTCGCGCTGAGCTTGATTCTATGAAATGATGGTCTGACGCGGACGGCCTTGCCGCCGCCTACGCGGCACCGTCCGGCGTCACTGTGCATGCAGGCACTGCGTATGTCGCCGGTACCCGTACCGCGGCCGACTGGTTACGCGATCTGTTGATTCCTTTACAGCTCACATCCAAACTACCCAGGTATGAAACCGCGCGCCGGGCCCTTCGTGATGAAGGTGTCACTCGCATGGTTGGTCATTCTATGGGCGGGAGTGTTGTTCTTGAGCTTGGGTCTCGACATCGCGGATTACGCACAGTCACCTACGGGGCACCCATCATCTCTTTCTCCTCTTCCCCTGATCGTCACCGCGATTTCTTTGACCCCGTCTCGGTCTTCGATTTCGGTGCCGATTCTCGCCACCTTGCCTTTCCGCATTCTTACAAAGGTGGTTGACCGTCGTGCTTGTTGCATGTGGTCCTCCTGCCGTCGGCATGTGTCGTCGTCGTCGTCGTTTATTCGTCGCCGTCGTCGTTGTCGCCGGTCCTTCTGGTCGCTGGCTGTTGCTGTCGTCGTCGTCGTCGTCTTCGCCGTCGTCGTCGTCGTCGTCTCCGGGCCCGTGCTCCTGCTACCATTGCTGTGGTGTTGTCGGCTCTTGTCTCGCCATTCCGCCGCATTGGTCTTTCTTTTCTTCCGTTTGCTAGTTGTAGTTGCTGTTGGTGTATTGCAGCGGACACAAACGTTTCCCGTCCGTCTGCCACTGACCCCATTACCTCTCCCATTTTGGATCCTCCACGGGCATTTGTTGTACTGCGATGTGGCTTAAAACCTAGAAACATCCCCATCGCCAACAATGTCCCGTGCCGCCCGGCGCTGCGGTCTTTTCCTTTCCCAAGGTATCTTGTTCTCTGCAGTCTGATTGGCCGGATGCACGAACAGAGCCTACGGGCGCCGGCCTTCCTCCGTTTACAGGCCAAGCCTCGTTAAAGAAACATACCCTGACAGAGTGGGGTGGACAACTGAG